AATAACGGAATACTAGTTGAGTTAGCAAGTTATGAAGGTGAAGTTATGGATGAGATATCTAGGAGACTTGTTTTTAATGACTTAGACCGATTTAATAATTGGTTAAAAAGTTATGTAAGAACTAATGAATTTGTTTTTGAACCTCCTTTTGTTGAGAGCATCTGAGGTAAATATGTGGTATAAACTAGTAGATAAAGAACCTGTACCTTGTAAAAATTTTGATGAATATCTTAAGTTCTCAGAAGTAAACCACCCTATAAGAGTTGGACATACAACTTATTCTTCTCCTGAGTTAAAAATTAGAGTCAGTACTGTTTTCTTAGGGCTTGATCTTGGTTCTGGAGATCCTCCAATTGTTTTTGAAACAATGATATTTGGTGGTGATCATGATCAATATCAAGAAAGATATTCTACTTGGGAGGAAGCATATTTAGGACATGCTAATGCTGTACAATTAGTTCAAAAAGAACTTGAAGAGAAGGGTATTTCTTTTGAAATATTAAAGGACTCTAGTAATGGATGATGAAATAGTATTATCAGATGAAGTTAAACAACTAATAGATTTCATTGGAGCACTCTCTTATAAATTAGGAGATAACAGTGTTCAATTAGATTATATAAAAATATTTTTAAGAGAATGTGAACCTTGGGAGTTGAGAGAAATAACAATGTTTGCTGTAGATCAATGTACTCAAATATTAGTAGATATGGGTTAAAGGAGAGATATCTAATGGATATTGTAAAAATGTATGAAGCAAATTATACAGAGAAGCAAGTAGCAGAGGAGATTTATCGGCTTCTAAATAGACAGGGAAAAATAGCTATAAATAAGATGACAGGAGCTTGCGAATATATTGGTAAAGATAATAAAGAAAATGTTGTTAAATGTGCGGTAGGATTAGTTATTCCTAATTCTATAGTTTCTTCTTTAGTAGGTATGAGTTATGGTGTTTCAGAACTGCCGAGTTTTTTCGATGATATTTCTTTTGGAGAAGAATACAATAAGACTAAAGTTTCAGACCTAGCTGTTAAAACATCAACAGCAATTGATCATTATGGAGACCTATTAGAGAGATTTCAAGCATTCCATGATTTTTCTAAATATATGGAGTATAAAGATGTAGAAGAAGAAGCAGGAATAGAAGAGGGTAACACAGTTTATGATACTCCATTTTATGAGTTAATACCTAGAGAAAAAATGGTTAAGTTGTGGAAGAAGTTGCATAAGTCTTATATGACTGAAGTTAAACCTAAAAGAATGGAGATAAAGGGTCAAGAATGGAGATAAAGGGTCATTGAAAAATTAATTGGAGATCACAATATGGATGATAAAGAAGATTCTCTTAGAAGTTATCAAGGATTGTGGAAATATATAGGATATGATTGTCCTGCGTGGAAAAATGGAAATATCTATGCAGCTTCTCTTCCTTATCAGCACTCTAAGAAACTTTTAATTACTACTGAAGAGGAAGGAAATAGAATATCTCGTTCTAAAGATCAATTAGATGATAAACGTTACTGGGAATTCCAATCAAAAGAAAAGATAAAAGAGGAAGAGAAAGATTGGAAAAAGATTCTCAATGATCGTTTAGTAGAAAATTATTCCTGGTCAAGAGATAAATTGATATGGAGTGGCATACTTAAATCAAAGGAGAAAGGAATGGATATACAAACACTGGAGATTAAAAAGACTACTCTCATCAATGGTCAAATAATAGACGATATGATGGATGATGAGCTTCTTAATCTATTATTGAAGTTTAATAAACAGAGAAAGAAGATAGAGAAGTTAATCAGGGAATTACCTACTGATTATCTGAACAAAGCACTTAAAGAGACTAATAAGACTATCAATAAGCTAAGTGAGTTATTGGATGAACGTAATAAAGATTAGATAACCAGAGGTTGAATATTATGGGAAGAGGAAGTAACAGCTTAATTCAAGCTATGAATCTACATGCTACTGAATTAGAAGAAAGAGGAGAAAGACATTTATATGGACCTGCTATATCACATATACTTCTTTTAGAAGAAACTATAGATGAATTAGAGAAGAAGTTAAGAGCTTATACTAAGGGTGAAGAGGAAACTCAAAAATTGATAAAAAAAATTTTTGGAGACTCTGATGAAGATTATTCTAAATAGGAACAAATATTATGACTAAGAAAGAAGAGGATAAATTCTTGATAAGGCCCACAAAATATAGTATACATAGCAGGTATGAGTCATCTATGCAAATATGCAGCTTAGAAAAATATATTTTAAGTATAGAAGATGATCATGAAGGTAGAGAATATTTATCAGTGACTGATGAAACTGGTTCTTCTATTTGTATAGACGCTGAGGATTGGCCTGTATTGAAAAATACTATTGAATTAATTTTAGGAAAATTTTTGGAGACTCTAATTAGTAAGGAGAAGTAATATGGGTTATTGGTCAACACATCCGATGGGTGGAGATACACCTTGGGACTTAAAGGCAGATCTCTTAAATGATAGAGAAGACTATTTTGAGGAGGAATATGGAATAGAATGGGCTAGTGAAGAGATGGATAAGAAAATGTTAGAATGGATAACTGATAATTTTCTTTCTTTATTGGAACAGGCAGAGAGAACTAACAACTTCACTTTACCTTGGATCTGTATGGAGTATGAAGTAAAAGTACCAAAGATCTATATAGAAAGGGTAAAGGCATTAATAGGAGATGGAGGTTCTTCTGATAGAGGTTATCCAGAGGGTATAAAAGACTCTCCTGCTACTTATGCTAAGATGCTATATGATAACTTTGAGGAATATCTAGAGAATCATGAGAAATATTTAGAGGATCTTCGATGTGAATCATTGATGGAGGCAGCAGTGGATATGTTAGCGAATAAAGAAAGCGGTTTAGTTAATGTCAATTGAATATTTATTTATGAGTAATTTTAAAACTATAGGAGATCATATTATGAATAGAACACAGAAGATAAAGATATCAGGTAGTTGTGAAAGGAGTTTAGATATAGCTTTAGAACATAAGATTAAGGAATTAATAACTACTTATCCAGGTATGGAGTTAAAGACTTATCATGATGAAGTTCAAGTTAATTTAGATAAATACGTAGGATATTGGAAATATACAGGCTTTTGTTTTGATGATTGGCATCCAGGTGCTATTTATAAGGTATCTAAAGATAAGTTGTCATCATCACAATTAAGCATAAGTACTTCTAATACCAATAATATGATAACAACAATTTGGCCTTCTACTTTAGAAAATGAAACATGCTGGAAGAAAGTATCAAAGCCTGCTTTTCCTCAAGTTGAGAAAGAGTATTGTAATCGTCTAAAAGAATACACAGGATATTGGAGATATATAGGTCGAGAATGTACTAGATGGTTTCATGGTAGTGTGTATAAAGTTAATCTATTAGATGATAGGATATTGAGAGTAGAGACTCGTATTTGTGGTTCTCCACTTTCAATTCATATGAATGAGTTAGATAATAACTCTCTTTGGCAGAGAGCAGATCATAGTGAAAAGCTTAAGGCTTATGAAGGTTATTATCAGAGAATCTCAGCTCCTAATGAGCTATATACTCTTGGAGAAATCTATTATGTAGAGTATGATAGAGGTTCTCATGACGATGAGTCTTATCTGACAATAACTAATGATATAGGTATGCCTACTGAGCTCTCTTATCATCACCTGAATAAGCCATATCTGTGGCGGCCTTTAGATAAACAAGATCCTATTGATGTTAAAGAGCTTGAATCTAATAGAAAGATAGAAAATTGTGAAATAAATGGTTGGGAACTATATAAATTTACTTCATATAGAAACCAATCTGAACAGGAGAAAGCGTTAGTAGAAGCTATCTCTAGACATTCTCTTCCAGGCTCTCCTCTAGAACATGCTATGGATCATTTTAATCAGATGATCAATACACTTGATATAAAGAATCAGTGATGGATATAGTTAGTATAGATATGGTTATAGGCTTTATTTCAGGAGTACTTGTTATAGTAGCTTATCAATATGGTAAATGGGAAGGCTGTAAAAATGCTCGTGAATTAAATCGTGAAATTAAACAATTGAAGGAGGCATTACAAATATCTAGAAGTATAAATTATATTAATAAGATAAATAAATAATAATTGAAAATATCAAACTTTTTCCAAAACATCTGGCAAGAATATCATTTAATTAATCAAAGAATGAATGATATTCTTGTCTTATTTCTTCAATAAGGTAGTCTTAGAATGGGTGAAAAATATGGGGAGTTTTATAGAATGAATCTATTGAGTTTTATTATAGTTAAAAGCTATTAAGAAGAGGCTTTTAATAAAGAAAAGCTATTAAAACTAAATGAAACCAGGAGAATGAGAATGAAGATAGGTTGTGAGAATTACACTGAGATATGTGAAGTATTTTTGGTAAAATTTGAGGAAAGTTGTTTTCAAGAAAATTGTGTGGGTATATGAATCGCACTCACAATTACCACCATTTATAGCTGCTTTCAAGTTCATCACTTCAAAAATCTTTTCTATTTGAAACCAAACTTTGAGTAAACTCTCAGCATATCTCCCGTAGATATTACCAAGAGATTTGTTATATCATTTTGATATAAGCCAGCTCTCAAACCCACACAATCTTCTTATATAAAATTATACTAAAAGTATTTGAAACCAGAAACTTCAATAAGATCATGGAGATAGTTGTGAAAATTTGGAATTTTAGTTGTTGTTTTAAGTGGTCAATAAACGTTATTATAACTTTTTGTTATTAGTAGTTGGTTTATTATATAAATTTGTTATTAACATAAGATAAAAGATTGTGTGAATCTCCTGGGGAGAGTATTTTGAATAGGGGGTATATTCCCCTTTGAGTTTGTTTTCGCGTCTTTACTCACGCATACAATTTTTTCAACTCTCTTATAGGCCTCCCCGAAAAAATTCACTTACCCTTTCCAAAAAAGAATTTTTTCCAATTCCCCTAAACCAATTCTGAAAAAATTTTTTATAACCCTTATAAAGCCCATTCTTGAAAGAATTTTCAAAGATTTTAACAAAGATTTTTTCAAGAATTATTTTTAGTGATTTTAAATTTATTTAAGTTTTATTTATTTGTTTTATTTGTTATAAATCTTTAGTTTATAGTTGGTTTCAAATTCAATTTGAATGAAATCTTTTCTAAATGAAACCAAATTTGTTATTTTTCAAAGACTTATTGAAAATGGAATGAATTTAAAAATTTTTTCTGGTAGTATTGCATTTTGTTTTATTTGGTTTATAATGTAAATGGGGATGCATTAGATTTAAGTGAATATTGATTGTCTGTTCAGATAAAATGTTATCCCGCTCGAAAATCCCTGGAGGTTATAATGTCAGATAGTAATGGTTATCATGTTTGTACAAAATGCAATCAATCCTTGACTACAGATCAATTTCATCGTAATGCAACTAAGAAAATTGGAATTAATTCTATTTGTAAGGAATGTTCTAACGCTTTAGCTCGTCATCGGTATGAATCCAGAAAATTATCTGGACAAGAAGTAGAAACTACAACAAACCACGAAACTCAAAATGTCAGTGAAGCCTCTGGGGAATTACCTCTTCAAGCAAATGCGTTTTAATTGTCTACCCTGACCTAAACTCCTTGGAGTGGTCCCTACTCTTAGTTTAGGTCCCTTGACAGCTGAAAAATGCTGTTACCCCTTTGGTGCTCCTGAAGGGGTTTTTTTTATGCTTCTAAAAGTTAGTAATTACTCACATTTCCCAGCTCCTATATTTAACGAAAAGAAACTTGTAGTTTATTTCAAGTCAATCTATAATTTAACAACTTAAATTTTTTCTAGTCTAAATGTAATTACTATGTCTCACAACGAAGATGATTTTGAGTCTCTTTCAGAGTCTAAAGGCGTAGCATCTGCCGCGAAAGATTCTTCGGCAGAATTAGACGCAAAACCTTCTGAAAGAAAATCCAAAAGAGGTGGCTTTAGAAAGGGAGCAGGTAGACCTAAAAGAACTAAAATGGAAGAGATAGTAGCTACCTCTGATCCCTATGATTCAGCAGCTACACTAAAGAAACTTAATTGTGATCCTATTGTAGCAGCAGTAGAAGCCCTTAAAGAAGTTGATCTCAAAGTAAAATGGATGAAACGGCAATCTAAACCTAGTATGCCAGCTATAGCACAATTGATGAATGTTAAGAGAGCATTGATCAATGATTTATTAAGATTTGGCTATCGTCCTGTACCAGAGAAGATTATCAATGAGAACCATGAGATTCCCATTGGTATTACTTTAACAGATAAACCAATGTCTGATTTAGGCCTGGAGAGAGTCTCTTCCCGAGAGGATGATGATTCTGATAAGGTTACTCACTGAATATTTACTAATTTTTACTAAGGATCTCTTCAATGATTGTTAAGTTAGATGTTACTGTAGTTACTGCAGCTCCTTCAGCGGGTTTACTCAGTGGATTACCTGTAGGAGCTAATCATGTGGTATTTATTGATCTGAATCAGTTAAATCATGCTGGACCTCTTTCTATCAGTGGAAAGTTGACTAGCACCTCTGATGAATACTTCACTCCTGGCACTACTGTAGGTAATGTCACAGTTAATAGTATCACTTTGACTAATGATGATCTATTTGGTTATTAGGAGTAGCTGATGAGTATCTTTTTTAAAGCAGAGATCACAACTATGGCTACTGGTGGTCTATTAAAGGATATTGAAGTAGGTACTTATATTGTATCGATCCCTGAATCAAAATTAGAGATGTCTTGTAGTTCTCTAGGAGGTCCTAGGAACACATTGATTAAAGCAGCATTGACACAAGATACTCCTCAATTAATTCAAGATGGAGATGAGATTGATGGAATTACTATCTCCCAGATTAGAATACCTAGAAGATAATAAATGGATATTATTATCGGTTTCGATGTTAAAGATGAAGAAGGAATTACTAAAGGATTATTAGCAGGACATAGCCCAGGATGTAATTATAAAGCTATAATTTCATCAAATAGATTAGCTTGTGTTAATCTCGAAAAAGAATTTTTAGTAGGAAATTTATTAGGGGTAGGGGAGGGTGTATATGGGGTTGGAGTGAACAATCCAGACATTCTCATTCATTCCATAGATTTATTTACTCTCCCTGTATTTGTTACTAACCATTGACAAGAGAACTGGTTAAGATATGATCCCTCTCGATATTCGTCTCAATGGTGCTTATAAGAAGACTATACAAATACCTCAAAATGCTTGTAAAAGACATGTAGAATTCATGGCTTATAAGTCTATTCAAAATGATTTTCCTGATATTACTCTGCCTGAAAAATTTCTACATCAACTTTCCTTTAGAAAGAGTAAGAATAGAATTATTGATATAGTCCTACCACAACCTATTTAAGTAGATCAATGATTATTCAGGTCAACAGTAATTACATTACAGAAGTCCTAGTAGGTTCTAACAAGGACAAAGAAGAGCTTAGGGAGTTAGCTTTAGAACAGATTAAAGGACATGTAGTAGAAGCACATATAGTTAAGACGATTATTCTGTCTAATCAGGTAATCAATTTTATAACTCGGGATAAGTTACTGAAACATCATAGTAGCAAGAGAAAGAGATCTTACAAATGAAGCCTTCAAACCATAGATTTACCTTAGAAACAAAATATGATGCATTATTATTGTGTTGTGATGGAAAACCTCTTCCAGGTCAATTAAAAGTTTCTTTAGAGAATAGTCCTGATAATCCTTTAGTAGCTACTATACAATTTTATGTAAATACTGATAAAACTAGTAATACTGGTATTAAACTTAGAGATTAATTCTTTAATGATTACTTTATAAAATGACTGCAGCAATCCCTAAAGAAGCCCCTAGTATTGAGCTACATCCAGCTCAATCGGAGATCTTTAGAGCCTTGTTTATAGATAAGGTTTGTAGGCATGCTGTTTGTATTGCTTCTCGGGGTTTTGGTAAATCTGTTTTAGCTGCTGCTTGCGCTATCAAGGCGATAGAAGAATTGTCTAAAATGCCTGCTAGTACTCCTAATCGGAATGTAGCACTTATAGCACCTACTCACTCTCAGGCCACCGATATTTATTATCCTCTGATAGCTTATCAGTTTGGTGTTCTAGGCTATTGCACTAAATCTTCTAGGAGGGAGGGTACCTTCTGGTTTGGTCCAGAGGTATTACTGAAGATTTGGTCAGCAGAAGCTAGTGAACGGATGCGGGGTACTGGACAATACTTTGTAGTAAATGATGAATTTGCCTCTTGGGAGCTACCCGGCTCTAATCAGCAGGAGGCATGGGAATCTACTATTCAGCCCTGCTTAGATACTCGTTGGCCGGGTATTGGAAGATCTCTCACAATCTCTACCCCCAAGGGTATGGATTATTTATATGATATGTTTCAGAATGAGTTGAGAGATCCAGATTGGAAATCTTATCACTATGATTATACCTGTTCTCCTTATCTCAATCCTAAAGCAATTGAACAGAATAAACTGATCTTAGATCCTCTTAAGTTTGCCAGAGAGTATGAGGCTTCTTTTGAAGATTCTGGTGCTAGAGTATTCTATACTTTTGATCGGAAGAAACACATAGACGATGTAATCCCAGAATTTGAAGAAGGGGAAGTAGTCCATGCTGCTATAGACTTTAACGTAGGGGTGATGGCTACTGTTCTATTTGCCTTGAGAGGAAACCAGATCCATATCCTAGATGAGAAGAGAGGGGATAGGGATACTCACGAATTAGCTAAATGGTTGAAAGATCGCTATGCAAAACACAAAATTATTGCCTACCCTGATCCTACTGGTCGTAGTAGGAAGTCGTCTGCTGCTGTTGGGCAAACTGACTTTTCTATTCTTCAGAGTCATGGTATCACAGTTCTTGCTAGGAAGAAATCTCCCCCAATCATAGATTCTGTCAGTGCAGTTAACAGGAAGTTGTTAAATGCTAGAGAACAGACAGAGATTTACATCAAATCTGACTGTATCAATACGATTCGTTCTCTGGAGAGAACTGTCTGGATGGAGAGAAATCCAGAGACAGCTCAGATAGATAAATCAGCGGGAGATGAACATTTTACTGATGCTTTGCGCTATGCTGTGGAATATTTATTCCCAGTAGGTGCGGGCGGGACCAGAGTGAGTTATAATCCTCGTAGACTCATTTAATTTTTCACATATGATACCCCAATGGTCTATAAAATACCCTATACAGATCTCCATATCCCTGAACAGATTATTAAAGATAAGGATGTAAGCGCCTTATCTGATTTTTCGGCTGAAGCCTATGGCAAGCCGATTGATAAACGGTTTGGTTGGGAAAAAGCTTTAAAAGCTGCAACCAATTATCGACGTACTGCGGCTAAACACCGTGAAGAAGCTGAAAAGGAACAGATTATGGATAAGCAATCTTGGTCTTGGAAAGAAGGGTTTAAATTCTTTTGTGATGGTCCCGATGGAGAATCTGTCTATCTGACTAGAATGGATAAAAATACCCAATTCTTTGTACCGAAGGATCAGGTTAAAGATTATCTGGATGGTGCGAAACCTACTGTTAAGGCTGCACCTAAGTCAGCCCCTAAAGCAGAAGAGGCGCCTAAAGAAGAGAAACCAGTTGATCCTCCTAAAACTGATGCATAACTGAAACGGTAATTACCTAAATGCCAGTTATTCAGGCAACAACTACTGAGATCAGGGGGGTAGCAGACCCCTCTTATCGTTACGACTCTCTAAAGCCTTTCTACCGAAAAGCTAGAGCTATCATTGGCGGGCAATATGCAGCAAAGGAATACGATAAGCGAATAGACAGAGTCTATAACGATAATCTTCTAATTCCTTTCAGTCCTACAATGACTGAACAACAATATGCTTTCTTTAGAATGGAAGCAGAATTGCCTGGACTATGTTCTCAATATATGAGAATTCTTGTAGCTGGATTACTTAGAAAACGTCCCGATTTAGTTTTACCTTCTAGTGCTCCAAAAGGTGCCTATGAATGGTTAATGAATGACTTCACTTCTCAACACGGATCTCTAATCGGATTTTTAGATGAAGCTTTAGAAGAAGAAATTACAACTTCTAGGGCTTGGGTCATGGTCAACTTCCCTTACGTAGCTCCTGATGCAGATTTAACCCCTGATCAAAAGAAGAATTTAAAGCCTTATCCTATTCTGCTTAAGGCGGAATCTGTCATCAACTGGAGAGAGGGTAAAAACCCTGTTACCAATGAAACTGGCTTACAACAAGTAATTGTTCGCCAAATGGTAGAGAAATACACTGCTGAGAATGAATTTCACCCTGAGATTGTAGATACAGTCTGGGTACATGAAATTAATAGCGCTGGTAACTATCAAATTAGAATCTTTGAAAAAGAAACTCCGCTGGATGCTAAAGTTGAAGCAGGGGAGTTTAAATACGATCATGTGGCAACCAAAGAGATGTTTGTCTATAAGGGTACTGAAACCAATATCATGATCAATGCACAGCCATTGACAAGAATTCCCATATTCCCGTTGAATGGTTCTATCCAGGGAGAAGAACCTATACTAATGCCTTTAATTGATCGTGAAGTTGGTTTATACAACAAGGTCAGTAGAAGAAATCATCTGATGTACGGGGCAGCTACTTATACACCCGTTATCAAATCTAATATGGGTGAAGAAGAGTTAGATAAGTTAGCAAATGCCGGTTTAGGCTCTTGGTTGCGAGTTCAAGTCGATGAAGATATCAAAATCTTAGATACTCCTACAGATGCTCTAAAAGACATGGATAGAGCTATCGATCAGTCTCTCTTAGAGATTGCTAGGATGGGTATTAGGATGATGGCTCCTGATGTTAGAGATCAGTCGGGAGTAGCTTTGGAAATTAGGAATGCGGCTCAAACTGCCCAGCTATCTACTCTGAATGTCAAGATCTCCCAAAGTATGAGATCGATTATCACTACAATGCTTAATTGGAGATATGGAACTTCTTTTCAAGAAGAAGAGATTGCATTTAATTTATCTCCAGATTTTAATCCCGCTCCGCTGGGTGCAGAATGGCTCAGACTCGTTACTGAATGGTATGATACTGGAAAGATTCCGAGAACTACTTTCCTACAGATTCTCAAATCTAATGATATTATCCCCAATGACTACAATGATGAGCTTGCTAGGCAAGAAATTGAACAAGACGATCTAATTCCAGGACCCCCTGACAGACAGGATGAAATGGAAATAGATAAGACTGTAGAATTAGCTAGAAGAATGGCTAATGAAGTACCTGACCAAAACCCAGATAATGGAGATACGACAGATGAGTGATTTTACTGTACTTGTAGAAAATGCTAAAGCTGGTGGTTCTATCATACAGTTCTCTGATGGTACTACTAAGAGAGTTACCAAGGAAGAATTAGCAGAATTAGAAGGTTCAACCGCTACACTAGATCTTCCTTTAGACGAACCTAAACTAGAAGAACCTAAGTTAGAAGAGCCTAAAATAGAAGAGGAACATTTCGAAGATGATTTCAAATATGATGGAGATGTCGCCTAATATGATTACTGAGACTTTAGTCTTAAAGCGGATTGTAGAAGTATATGATGATGGTTCTGCTATCGTTCAATATACTAATGGTGTCTCTGAATTTGTTTCTAAGGAGGACTTAATAGCTTTAAAGCTATCTTCTAATCCAAATTTAAAAATCAAATTATATAATAAATCTAGAAATGCAGCTTAATTTGAAATAGTTTACTAATGTGGCAGATTCAGTCAATGAAGAACTCTATGACAGACTTGTCGATAATCAGGCAATGTCTCGTCTATTTGAGAACAAGGTACAGACTGACGTAAGGAGAGCTACTCGGCGCCATAGAGATCGCCTAAAACAAATTGTTAAGGTTTCTCCAAAATCTCCTGAAGTAAGAAGAGAGATCAATCGTTATATTAAAGAAGTTTTTAATATGACTGATGGATATCTGACGGAGTATGGCGCTGAACAATTTTCTTTCCACACTAATTCACTACATAGAGCAGTGGGGGATATTTATAAAGTCCAACCTCCCCGCCGTAATCCTATACTTGCTGATATTGTCGGGAACAACGTTCCTAACGATGCTAGTCTGGATCGACAGTTTGCGAGAATAGGCGACAATGAGTTTAAACGTGCTCAAAATATAATAAATAGGGGATTAGCCAAAGGGCTCACCACTCCTGAAATCGCTAATCAAGTTGCTAGTACTGTAAAGATTTCTGAGAACCAAGCTACAGCATTGGTTAGAACAGCTATTACAAAAGTAACCAATACTGCTCAATTAGAAGTCTTAAATGCCAATGCAGGCATTATGAAGGGTTATCAATTTACAGCTATTCTAGATAGTCGTACTTCTGAGATTTGCAGGTACCACGATGGACGCATCTATGCTCTTGATGATACTAGAAACATACCTCCACTACATTGGAGGTGTCGTTCTACAATTATTCCTCTGGCTAAATCTTTTAATGAGATTTTAGAGACACAAGATCCTAGAATTCGAAAAACAGTTGTAAAGAATATTTCTCCACAACAACGTAAGAAACTAGATGGCCGGACAATTAAAAAAGAAGGTTATGGCAACTGGCTTCGAAGACAGTCTTATGAAACAAAATTGAGACATCTTGGTGGTGATGAGAATAAAGTAAGTTTATTTGATAATGGTCTTGTCGATATAAAAGAATTCTTTACTTCAAAGGGTAAACAAATTTCAATAGAAGCTTTAAGGCGGTTAGATAATTTCGCTACTACTGTTTTTTCTCAGCGGCGTTTAATTGCTGGAGCAGATGATGTTCCAGTAAAAGTAGCCAAGCCGTTAGATTTAATGAGAGATAAAACTCTGACAGATGATCTCAGAGATTTCTATATTACAGAAGCTTCTAATCAGAAAACTAATCTCTCTTTGGTTGATTACAAGGGAACTTCTTTAGCAGGTAAGAGGCAAAGTCACAGAAATGCTAGTAATGTATTTGATGAAAGAACTCACTTTATTGATCCTGTCACTGGAGAAACTAAAAACAGTTATCTGTATGACCCTGACTTCCAGGTCTTCCAAGAGAGACTAGATTTTTTAAATGCTTCTAAAATACTAAAACAAAGACAAAAAGATTATATAACAGACTTTGTTAATTCTTTAGATGAGAAGATGTCTGTCAACCAACAGACTGCTGTTCTAGAAAATTTAAGAATTAATTTTGAACGATTTTATGATCCTCAAAGACCTTCTTATCGACAGGAGTGGGATAATTTTGAGGCGATTATCAGAGCTGAGATGAAGAATTCTGTCGTGAATGTTTCTAGAATTTTAGATAGAAGATCTAGAGACCGTGCTTCACAATTTAGACTTTGGGGTCCTGAAGGCGGTGAAGCATCTATTCAAATAGATGGCCAATGGGTTACTTTCTCAGAATTGGCTGATAATTTAGAAGCTAATCAAAAATTCGTAAACAATTGGAGAAAATCAGTAGGAAATCCTTTAGCTAGAAAAGCTTATTATTCTGGTAGGTCTCCACTTAGATTTTATTTTACAGATCCAATTAAAAATTTAACAGGTCTTAAAAAACCTTCTAAGGCATTAGAAGAGTGGATTAAAAAACAACCTGGTGGAAAAAGATTGTGGAAAACTCTTGAAGGGCGACCTCAACCTACAATTCTAGAAGAAGCTTGGGCTAATTTTTTAAAACCTATTAAACAACCTTTTAAAAGGATTCTTGAACAGGATTTAACTTTAAAAGGAAATTTAATTAAAGCAAGAGAAGATTTTTTTGCCGGTAAACAAAATGATAAAGCAATAGATGCGATCTCTGAAGCATTTGAAATGCTCGCCACAGGTACAACAACTGATTACGATACCTTAGCGATCAATATGGGGAAGACTCTTTATCAAAAATATCCTTTAAACTTAGCAGATAAGACACCTTTGTTAGGTGCTCCTAATTTACAAACATATCATTATCATGGTAGTCGTTTGTTGCGAATGTTGGAAGAAAAGAAAATGATTCGTGTTACTCCAAGGGGAGTGACTAGAAGAGCAGTGACTGATATAGAAACAGGAAGGCCAGATGGTTCTTGGAGAGATACTGTTAGCCGAGAAGTTTTGATAAGGGATAAAGATCTCCGTGAATTACAAATTATCAATAGAAAACTCTATGTAGGAAAACGAGTAGGTATTGTTAATAAAAGAGACGAACTCAAGATTGATATTGATACTAAAAAATATAAAACGAGAGGAGGTGTTGATACTGGAGATTCTATAGTAACTAGAAGAGCAAATGTTTACTATGATACGATCCAAATTGATAAGGATATTGCCAATGAAATTAATTGGGCGAATTCCGTAGAGTGGAAAGTAGATAATGAGTATTCTAGTTTTATGCTAGATCTAGTCAGGTTTAGAGACCCTAGAGGAAATGTTAAGAAATATGATGATTTGAATGGTGTTCGTAAAATTGTAATGCAGCGGGAAGATATGGGTCTCGGTATGATGCAAACAGTTAAATGGCATCGAGATCGAGGAGATATATTCAAAATAGCACACCAAATTGATAGTAGAGGCAGAATTTACGCTAGAGGGTATCTGACACCTACTGGTGGTGAATTCGTAAGACCTTTCTTAAATACAGCAAAATCCAAACCTATTGGTGTAGATGGTTGGCTAGCTTTTCAAGAACAGGTCGGGGCGTTAGTAGGTCCTGGAACTGAAACTTTAACTAATGCTGGTCGTTTTAAAGTATTTAGAGAAGTATCTCCACAATTATTAGAGCTAGGCAGGGCTATACAATCTACTACTCAAAGAGATCGCAGAATTAGAGATGTTTTAGAGCATCCTTTACTAGCACAATTAGATGCAGAAGAGCATCCTAAGTTATTAAGACTTGCTTTAGAATATACTAGAATCTATGATCATGTTGATGGTAATCTTAATGATTTAGCAAAGATAGCAACTTATCGCTCTGAATTACCGATCGAGATAGATGCCTCAGCAAGTGGAGCACAGGTTATTGCATTAGCAACTAAAGATAGACCATTAGCCTTTGAAAGCAATGTAGTAGCTACTCCACAGAAAAATCGCTTATATGACATCATGGCACAAGATGCTATGGCAGATCCTAGATTCAAAGCATTGGGTAGATTACCTTCGGATTTGACTTGGGAAGATCTTTCTAAAGGTGCTAAATACGGAAACATGGTTGCATTTTATGGCGCTGGACCTGCTACTCAGGCAGCAACATTTGCAGGATGGTTTGCTAAAGACTTAATCAAGAGAGATTATGTGGTTGTAGTCAGAAGAAGAATTGCTGCTACACCCAAAGAAGCTTTCTCACAATTAGAATTAAATAAAATTATAGATAATGAAATTAAAGATGCTAAAGCAATTGGTGCAGAAACCTTAGTACAAGATTTAATGGTTGCTAAAAAAGAATTAAATGATGTAATCGATAAAGATGCTCCCATTGGAAGTAAATTAAGATCTGCAGCAAGAGATATCCATCCAGATGTTGAAGATTTTGTAGATAAGATGTCCAGAACACATGCAGGATTAGTAGGGCCTAATGAATTCAAAGAAGTCTCTAGAATTATGTCTGAAAATCTTGCGAGGAGAGTTCCAGTTACACAAACATTCATTACATTCTGGAAGGATGTTGCTAGAGCTTATATGACAGAATCTAAGAAAACTGATATTCCTTGGGTTACTTTTGATGGTAAGATAATGCGTCAAAGATACCGCCCTGTTTTAGAAGAGCATATCAACTGGATAGATCCTAATACAGGAAGGAGAGTTAGAAATGTTTACAGAGGTGTGGCAGAAGACGCAAAACTTAAGGGAAAAGCTTCTATTATCGATGCTCGCACTGGTTTGGGGGTTAACGGGAATCATAGTAATGACGCTGCTATTGTTCGCCAGTTTCATTTATGGGGTCGTCGCAATAATATACCAACGGCTACAATTCATGATGCGTTCTTTGTCAACATGGCTGATGCAGGTAAAGCAAAAACTGCATTGAGAAAAATTTATGCTGATGCTGTTAGATCAGAAAGTGTTATTGAAACATTAAAAGAAATGCGCAAAGAAGGTATGTCGCAAAAGACTTATAATGAATTGATTAGACGTGCTGAGAGAGAGGGTATTATTCTTCCAAAAGAAGATCGGTTAACTTATGAAGAAGTACTGAGACC